TGGACGCGCGACGGGCGCGCAATTTAGGAGGACTAAAAAATGAACAAAAACATTATAAAAACCGTATTAAGAACGGGCTTTTCGGCGACAAAAAAAAACATTAAGGAAGTTATCGGGGGATTGTACCCACTGGAAAAAATATTTCGTGCGGGCTTTGGCAACGTGGGCATTATGTGTAACCAAAATCAATTTTGGGATATTACTAACAAGCAAAACAGCATAGACCTTATACACGACATAAAAGCAATTAAACGCGCCAACATACAAGACCCCGCATATTATCAAATTTTAGTGCGCTTTGAACACGGCGACGCATACGGCATTGTTAAGGAGTGATATATTATGATAGAAAATGAAAAAATCGAAATGAAAATAAAGAAACTACAATACATCATCGACTTTCTTTACACGCATAATAAAAACTATACTAAAAAGCAATGGGATTGCATTATCGAGTTAAAGGAACTTATCGAGGAGGGGAACGCGGAAAAATGAAATACTATCCCGAAACCCTTATTCAATCGACATTGACGGCACACGGCGCGCCCTGTACGGTTGCGCCCGCTGTTCTGGGCTACACCTGCACAACATACACGGCACACCTTGACGGCGGAAACACGCCTGCAACGGTCAAAAAGTCTGTCGGCGCACTGGAAATCGCCACGGGGCAAAAAATCACTTACAACGCGAATACGGGCGTCGGAAACACCTTGAAAATTACAATCCCGAACCCTGAACGCGCTTTCCCTAACTTTTTCGCTTTCGGACGAAACGCATACAACAAGTGCGCGGGCGAAATGCTCATCGGCATTGATACGGATAATCAACCTATTACTGCTAACATAATGGACACCCTTTCGGTGCTTGTCGCTGGTGCGACTGGGAGCGGTAAGAGCGTTGCGGTCAATAACCTTGTTCTGTCGCTTGCAATCGGTGCGAAGCCGTCCGAAATCGTCTTTTTAATGATTGACCTGAAACGCACGGAGTTTTCGATATATGACGGGCGTTTACCACAACTTATTGAACCTGTCGCCTATACATTCGACGAAGCCCTGCGCCTTATCCGCAAAACCGCCGACGAAATCGACAATAGATACAAGATTTTACAAGAGAAAGGCAAGAGAAAAGCCGACCTTTCCGACTTTCCGCTTTTCGTCCTTGTCATCGACGAATACGCGCAACTGCGACAAGGCACAAAGGAAGCGCGGGATATGCTTGATACACTTATGAATAAAGTCGTCAATCTCGGGCGCGCCTGCAATGTGTTCGCCATTATAGCGACACAAAATCCCGTGTTACAAGTTATCAATTCGACCGTCAAATACGGTTGCCAAACGAAAATCTGCCTTTCGGTCAATAGTCAAAGGCATAGTATCAATATACTTGACTGCGCCAAAGCGGTTGACCTGCTCGGCAAGGGCGACGCGCTCGTGTCGCTCCCGAACTCGCCCGACCTGCAACGCGTGCAAATCTGCGACTTACCAACAAGCGACATACAATACATTTTAGGAGAATAAGACAATGACAATCTACACACTTTTTATCAACGGCAAACAAAAGGACTACACCGACAAAAAACGCGCTTATGCGGTTGCTCGCCTTTTCGGAGCGGTGGTATTTACCCGTGAAAAATACATTTACACACTTGAAGAAGTGCTTAAAAAATAATAAAATTAAAGGAGTTTACAAAAATGAAAATCGTATCAATCAATGCTAATGATGTTAGAAAAATGTTCAAAGTTTGCGGAGCGTGCCTTGACACCGACGGCGTGCGCGAAAATCTGCAATATATCAAAATCGAAGTTAGGGCAAACAAAGCGACCGCTATCGGTTGCGACGCTTTCCGACTTGCGACCGTAACATCAACCGACGTAATCACCAAAGACGAACAGGTGTTTGACTTTTTTGTTAAGCCCGTCAAAATCGACAAGCACGCAATGCGCGTTGACTTTATGATTAACGACAATAAGTCCGTAACAATGTGCGACGGCACAACAAGCCTAACAACGAACTATCTCGTTGATTATATCGGTTGGGAGTGCATTTATGCAACGAACGCGCCAAAACAACCTATTGAAATCGGAATTGACGCCAAAATGCTCGCTGAAATCCTTAACTCGCTTAAAGATTATGGATATGGCAAGCGCGCTCTTATTACGATTGACGCCGACAATGCAACCCGTCATATTTTTATTGAAACCCCCGACGGCTCGGCAAAAACAATGCTTTGCACCTGTAAAGTTAAGTAAAGAAAAGCCCACGGTTTTGTGCCGTGGGTATCTTTTTGCCCTTTCCCGCCCCGTGGTTTCCCCGTGGGCGGTTTTTTATGTTCGGGTGATAACTTGTTCGTCCGCCGTGCTTTCGCCGTTTTTAAGGCGGTTTATCGCCCTTTGGCTCGGCGGTATCTTTCCGCCTTTCCGCAACAAGTAAATATATTGTGATATTGTGTTTGCGCTCCGTCCCATTTGCGGGGCTATCTCGGCGGGGGTTTTCCCGCTCTTAACGGCTGCAATCAAAGCCCGTTCGTCGTCGCTCGTCCACGGCTTGCGCCTTTCCTTTTCCCCGTCTAACAATGTGCTTACATAGTTTATACTATGCCCGATTGCGCGGGCTATATCACTATAAGAGAACCCGCAACGGTATAAGTATATCACACGCTCGCGGTGAATATCCCTGACCGCCGCCCTACGCCACTTGTTATCTTTCAGGTACTTATATATTGTCGTCCCGCAAACGCCCATTTCTGCGGCTATTTGGGCAACCGACGCTCCGCCCGCATATAGTTGCCTCATTCTGGCAATCTCAACGCCGCTCGGCTCAAACTTGTTCGGTCTGCCCGTCTTTTTCTCGCCCCTATATATTGCTATACTCCAATAGTATTTTGCCATTCCAAGCGACACGCCAAGCCTTTCTGCGACTTCTCGGAGAGTTACTCCGTCCGCCCGCATTGCAATGGTCTTTTCTATGTTTTCCGCGGTTTTAGGGTTATTATATCGGCGCACATCGTACTCGTGCTGTTTCTGCACTTTCTGCGGTTTCGGCGGCTTTGGTTTTGGGGAGTGGGGCGGTATCACATACTCGCCCTTTTCCCTTGCCTCGTGTAATATCCCATAATATTGATATACGCTTATAGGAATTATGTTAAGTGTTTTTTCTGTTGAATAATGACGGTTATAGCACTCGATTACTTGCTTTTTAATTTCGTCCGTGATTTCTCGTGTTTTCATTTCGGTTCTTCTATAAAATCAAATATACTTAATTGTTCTTTTTCTTCCCAACTTTCCATTATTTTAAGGCTATCCCCGCAAATAATGTTATTCTGCAAAATTTTATATGCCGTGGCAATAGCAATATTGTTTGCGGTCGGGAAATGCTCCATAAATTGCGCCAACAATCGTTCTCTACACTCTTTGCAATTATCTTCTTGAATATCTATCCCAACAACGCTTGCAAGTGCTTTTAACCCGTCTTTTGGCGTTTTGCACCGTGAATATTTCCGTTTTAATATTTCAACAATAAAGTTTCCATTCCCGCAACTCGGCTCTAAAAAAGTGCTTTCTATGTTTTCCCAAATTTCAGCGGGTATTAGGTCGCACATATCCCGAACAATGAAGTTAGGCGTGAAAACTTCCGCAAACTCTTTAACTCTTGTTTTGCTTTTTATCAATTTTTCTTCCATAATTATATTCCATTATCTGCAATAAAGACTTTGTAATTGTTTTATCTTTCGGATAAGTTTTAAGCGCACTTTCCAGCACTGAATAGTCCTTCGCCGTTAAAACAAACTTAATTTCTATTTCCATTTCCCATCACCTATCTTCTCTATTTCCAGCGGAGTATCCCACAAACCGAGATGTTTTTGTGTCAATAGTAAAACCGCTAATATCAAAGCATATTATGTATTCTGCGCTTCTCGTGTCGTCAAACAATTCCAAAAACTTGACCTTTTCTGCTTTTAGTTGTTCAATCATTTCGTCATACAACTTCCCATATTTGCATTTATTATATGTATTCATTTTTCTATTCCTCGCCGTTATTTTGCAAAGTCAAGTCCTCTACGGGTTGCCGTTTTTTGTCGGTTACCCAACTCCAACAATCTGGACATAGAACACTGTTCCCCTCTATATCGCACAATTCGTAAGTAAACTCACAACCACAAACTTCACAAGTCGTTTTGAACGTCAAGCCCCTCCGTCCGTGCTTAATTACTTTTATCATTCTTTCTCCTCCTCATTGTCGTATATATTGCCGACTACTTCAACTTCTTTTATATTAGGGTTTATAAACGGATAAAACGCCGCCATTCTGCTATCATTTAACTTATATTTAACTGTACAATTTACACTCTTATAACTGAACGCCGCTTTTACCAAATCATACGTTGACTGATAACCTTGCAATCCAATCGTTACCTTAACAATATCACCCTCGAATATCTTCTTGCCGCTCTTGTCTTTAATGCCCGTGAATTGCCCGACGGTTTCGGGGATAACTTCAACTGCACAAGCAAACTCTCCGTGGGTAAAATAAGTTGCGTCTTGTTCGATTATAAATGTTTCATTTTTGTCTGTAACACAATTTAATGCTTCTACAAGAAAGCCATAAACCCATTCGCCATTATCTACTCGTTTGCCTCTAAATAAAATTTCTCTCATTTATTTATTCTCCTTTTCAAGTTGGTCAACAATCTTTCTGCACTCATTTTCCACATATTCAAGGCTTCTAACGGGTTGCAAAAACGTGGGCAACTGGATTTCCATTTCCATAAGTTCGTTATATCGCTTTTCGGTTATAAGCCCATACTTTAACGCCATATTCCAATCGCGTCCGTCGCAAATATGAGCGCAGTCAAATCCGATGTAATAGTCTTTCTTTGGGTTACATTCTTCGGAAAGTCTGGCTGCTCCGAAACTCAAATAACAGTGGCAATCAATGTCATACTGTTCAAAATCTTTGTTGTCGTCAACTGACACATATCCATTCCGCGTGCCCAAGGCTGTGAATACACACACGCAATCGTGACCTTTATAGTCAAATTGTTTTTCTAATACTCCGAATTTACTCATTCCGTATCTCCTTAATTTTTTTATAATCTTCCGCTTGTTTTACGGTCATATAGCAGGTTTGTACTATATCTTCTGTTCTTTGGAAAACTGCCCAACAGTCGTGATATTCCGACCAAAATGGTTCGTCAATGAATATAAGCGTTCCGTTCTCAATTTTATCTTCAAGTTCGGCAAGGCGATTTTTTATGATTTCATAGCAGGCTTCATCTGTACACCCTTGTGGATTTCTGACATTTGGGCAATTACCACAATTATCAATTATTAAATTACTTCGTCTTTCTGTCAATCTCTTATAGTTGCTCATTTTTCTTCTCCTAAATCTTCAACGTATTGCCAACTTTGGGGCGGACGAGTAAGTGGCTTACACATAATCGAGCAACAATTATCCCATTCTTCAAACAATAGACAATCCCTACAACGTATCTCGTTTGCATTATCGCATTTTTGTCCAAACTCGCTCAACTCTCTCGGTTTGTCGTAAATCTTTAATTCGCTGATATGCCAGCCGTAACCGTCTTTGTCGCCAAAATAACTAACCATATCGTCATAATAAAGACAACTTTGTCCAGCAATTTCGTTCGTTACGCCTTGTTCTTCGTTTGCGACAACAAAACTACTACCTTGATTTTTTATCGGATAGACCTTATCGCAGATAAATTCGCCAATTACTTGCCCCCGACCTTTGTAAATAAAATGTCCGTCCTCGTCTATCCACGGCGTTTCCGTTCTTCCTTGCGTTTCGTAAATATAAGCCTTAAACGGCACTTCTTGTGGTGCTGATTTTCGCACCTCGATTGTCTTTTCGCCACTTGCGATTTTCTCACACCATTTCGGCTTAATTGATATTAAAACTGATTTCATTTTGTTTTCTCCTCACTCCGTCACTTTCAACAAGTCACGTTCTTTAATTTTGACGATAATGCGCTTGCCTTGATGGTCGTAAATTCTGACCGTCGGTACGCATACCAGTCCTTCTTGCCTTGTCGTTCCTTTTTCGCAGTGCGGGCTTAACGGATTGCTACTGACGATTTTCAACGCCTCGTCAATGCCGTTCACTTTGAAAAACTCGACTGTTTCTACACCGAACTTGTCGAAGATTTCTTTAATTGTGAGTTTGTCGAGGTATGTGCCGTTGACCATAACATCAAAGCCGCTGAGCCTCTCTTGCCCGCCGTATAGACCGCCTTGAATTTTACCGCCGTAGCACTCCATAAACAAAATCACGGGTTTGTCGCCAAACATTTGCTCGAATACGACCTCGCTATCCGCAAACTTTTCCGTGAGCGCAGCGAGAACCTCTTTCGGGAAATTTGTGCGCTCGGTTCTGCCGTGGAACGCAACTCGATGACCGTCATACTCGACTTGAACATTCGTGCCGTCGATTTTCTCTGACGCAATCCACTCGTTGTCTTTCAAATAGTCCACATACGGATTGAAAAACTCCTTGCGGTAAGTCTTTGTTGCATTGTCGAACTTGTACAATGTTTCAATTTTTTGATATTCTGTCATTCTTCTACCTCTACGCCGTATTTTTTAGCGATATTCTTTACAAATGTATTATCAAGCCCCATACTACTGTTATCGTCTGCCCATTCTTGCAAAATCTCTTTTGCCGTTTCCTTGCGCGCTTTCCCGATTTCTCTTTCTGTATATCCCTCTACCAACTTCCACGGAGCGTATTGACAAACATCAACTGCTTTGCCGTTTTCCGTATTAAACAGAACTTTTCGATAACCCGCGTTGTACAAGGCTTCTGCGATTGCGGTCTTTTGCGTTTCAAAATAAGGATACGGTTCGTTCGTGTAAGGTTGTCTGCAATCTGCTTTCCGAAACCCGTTCTCGATTTCTTTTCTCATTTCTTTAATTTGTTCTTTTTCAGTCATTTTTCGTACTCCTTTAACAGTTCAAGATTTTGTTGATTTCTTGTGCTTGTTTGTAGGTAATTTTTGTGTTGTTCATCGCCAATTTTACGGCGCGGATAAATTGTATTGCTTTGTATTTTTCAACGGCTTCTGTTGTTGCTTCTTCCAACGTCATTATATCCCATTTATCCGAGCGATTTACTCCGTCAATAAATTGAATGTTATCCACAATAACACGCCCTGTCGGAGTTATTCTTTGTACTCTTGTTAATCTCTTTCCTCTACGACTACTAATAAAAACATAGTCGTCTGCTTTTAAGTTTTTAAGCCAATCTTGTGTCATTTTCTTAACTCCTTAAAATTTCGTCGATTTTATCTTCGTCGGGTACATATCCGCCGTTGTAGCCACATTCGTGGCACACATATTCGTCACTTCTGTCGTCGTAGTCCAAGTCCGCTCCGCAATAAGGGCAGACACCCTCAAATTCGGCTTCTTCCTTAATATCTTCCTTGCAGTACTCTCTCATTTCTTTGAGTTTCGCAAGGGTGCGCCCTGCGTAGGTTTCAAAGCCCAATTCTTCAATCTCGCCGATTGCGTCCTCAATCGCTTCAAGGCGTTCCACCTTTTCGCAGTCGCCATTATACTCACTGAACGCGTCTGTTAATATTGTACTCCTTACCATTTTCTTTTTCTCCTTTTCTTCTTTAATTTGTTTGCCTTAACGACCGCTGCCCAATTTGTGGGCGACCTGTCAATTTGATAAATGTTGCCGTCGCTGTCCACCCATTGCTCGTCCGCTATCATAGGCGAAACTTTTGCGTGGCACTCGGCAATCGTTGCCATAAGTTCGCTTGTTGTTTTCATTTATTACCTCCAATGTTTTTTACTAATTCATAGACACGGGAGCGACCATAGGTTATTCCAAGTTCTTCTCGGTTTTCCCATATCTCTCGCGCCGTATATCCGTTTTTAAGGCACTTTTCAATCTCGGCGACTTGCTCATCATAGTTGTCGCTTTTCTTGCGCCCAAGTGCCACTCCCGCCGCTTTTCGGGCTTTAAGAGCGTTTGACGTGTTGTACCCTATTTGTCTTTTAAGAAACTCGTCCATTATAAAGAAGTTGCTTACGGTCAACCACGTGTAAGGGTTCATTTTTTCCCCGCCCTTTAATTCTATATTGTTGCTTAAAAACTTAACCGTTGCTTTTTTTGTTTGGGTAATAAGGTCTATCATTTCAAAGCAGTCAATATAGTTTCTTCCAAATCGTGATGTTTCGCTAAAACAAACAATATCGTCAGGCTCTAATATATCAAGCATTTTGTTAAATTGCTCTCTTTGATTTCCCTTTACCCCGCCACTTATATGTTCTTCAAACATTTTATCAAACATTATACCGCTTTTCTCAAACAAGTATTTTTGTCTTTCGTAGTCTTGTTTTGCCGAACGCTCACTTGTTGAAACTCTGGCATATCCATAAATTTTGCACATCTTACTTCTCCTTAAACTTTCTTGCGGGTTGTGTCATTATCCTTTCTATGTCCCAACCCCTATGTATTCTATTCTCTATATTTGATATTGAAAGCCCCGTTTCTTTTGCTATGTCTTTCTTTGAAAGCACCCTACCATTGTAAACAAAATATGATTTCCTATCGTTGCTTTCTTCAAAAGCCCTTTTGACTTCCCACCCGTAATGTAGCCTTTGATTTACAACATAATAGTCTATATTAAGTTTTTTACACCACTGGGAAAGCGTGTGCTTTTCTCCATTATACTCAATAATCCTATTCCTTGTTGTGTTGTTTTGTTGTTCCTCAATGGTTGCCCACCTGCAATTTTCTGGGCAATAATCCCCATAAGTATCTATTCTATCAATGGAGTATTTGTTCTTACCATTTGCTAATTTTTCATACTTATATCCATTTTTAATAGCCCAATCATAAAAGGCTTGAAATGAATTTTGCCATTCTTCGCACATTTTAATATTTAGCCTACTATAATTATTTTTATTTTGATGATTTCCTCTTGTTGTTCTATCTTTAATGCCCGCCCATACTTTATATAATTGTGATTGCCTTAATCCGTGTCTTTCTATTTGTTTCATAAATAAAACCACCTCGTTTGGTATATCTTAATGATACACGCTATTGAGGCGGTTGTCAAGCATTTTTATTTTATTGTTTTAATTTTTTTTGTTCCGCCGTCATACTTGCGCCGAGTAGCCTTTCAAGTTGCTTTTGGAGTTCAAGCGGACTTTGATTGAGTTTATTTTCAACCGAGATTGTTGCCGAAAAGTTGTTTTCCACAAGCCCTTGCCCCGCGTCCTTGATTTTCATTCGCGCCATTGTTGCCTTGTCGTTGACATTCCCGACTTCGCCCGCGTGAAAGCCGAGTGAGTTGAAATAGTCGTCGATTGATTGCACCAACAGCCGTCGTTCGTCATCGTCATCTTCCGCCCACGAATTGTAAACTTTTACCGTTATGCCGATTAGGGCGCAAAAATCTTGCTTGTTGGCAGGAAAGTCAAAGTATTCGTTGTAAAATGCGATAAGGTCGGAATAGGCGTTGAAATAGCCCCTTATATCGTCATTATTTAGACTAATAATATGGTCGGTGTCTTTAAGTCCGAGTTGGTGGATAACTGCCGTAATTTTCGTCGCAAGGCGATAGCCGTATTTTGCCGTAAGCGGTTTAGAGCGGGCTTCGTTTGCGGTTTTTTCAGCAATAAGCCTTGAAAACATTTCGCTTGTGCCTTTTTTGATTTTGTCTATCTTATAGTCGATTTCGTCCATTTGGACGGGTTCGCCATTCTCGTCAATATCTTGTATAATATCTAACATATATTATTCCTTTGGTTCTTTGCCGTACCACGCTTCTGCAAGTTTGTCCTGCAAGTGGCGAATTTCGACTTCCTCAAAGCCGTCGTCAATGGCATTGTTGCACTTGTCCATATAATCGGTTAGGTTTTCAAGTTTTGTCCTATTTTCATAAACGGTATGGTTATCGTTTTCAAACTCATACTCTATAATAGAAAAAACGGTGTCCTTAAAGTTCGGTGTCTTTTCTTCATATAATACAAGTATCTTCTTCCATATCGTGTCGGGATAGGTGATAAACTCGTTTTCGGCGGGTTTTACCGCTCTTGTATAAATCCGCAACGCCATTATATCTTCATTGAATAAACTAATCATTTTCTTCTCCTATTTCTCGGCAAAGCCTTTGTATTTCGTCGAAATTGATGTAAGTACGCTTTGAGGGTTTTGCTATTTTGGCAAGTTCGCCTATGTTTAGCCCAAACCAATTATATATCATTGCACATACAAGGTCTTGTAATTTCTCATTCTGCTTGCTTGTCATATTCTTCCACCGCCTTTTTAAGTGCTTTAAGTGTTCTCATATCGGCTTTTGCTGACCTAACCGCCGCTAATGACGAAAAAGCGACAAGCACTAATATTATTCCTATAATTACATAACTTGCGATTTCCACAGCCGAACTTGCGTGTTTTGTGGCAAGCACGATGTCGAGTATAAGCCCAACTATCGCAAAAAGTGCAAATAATGTGCCTAAATCCAACGCCGCTTTTGTTTGTTTTTCCTGCTCTTTAATAAAATCTTCGGGTTTCATATACTTCCGTCCTTTGCAAAATCGACAAATTCAAGTTGTCTTTCTTCTCTCGGCTCATAAGACTTACCACGCAATGACGGGTAAAGTTCCATACATTTGCGCCTTGTGCGCCCGACCGTTTCCATACTCGGCAGTTCTTTCGCCTTTACTCTTTCCGCAAGTTCACCAAACGGGATATTGATTGAATACCCGTACTTATTAAGAACAAACCCATAAAGGACAAAATCGCAGTCCCTTGCTCTCGGTTTCTGTTCCAAAATCTCTTTAACGAGTTCCGCCACTTGTCGTACTTTCATTTATCTACTCCTTTAAGTATGTTTATAATGATTTTTCCCGTGCTTGCCTTGTCGCAAAAGCCAAACTTAACACCGTATCGCTCTTGCATTGTTCGCAAACACTTTGCAAGGGTTTCCCCTTTGACTTTCGTTCGGGGGGAGTGCCATTCAGACAAATTTCCGTGCGGTGGTATTTCTTCAATTAAAATTATAAGTTGTATTCCGCACTCTTTCGCCCGCTTGCACTCGTCCCTAAACCTTTCGTGTTGGTTTCCGCAGACGTTTCCGCAGAGTTCCAAAAAATCTTTCTTCGTGTCAATGGCTATCGTTTGGTTATCAAGTCGGGCATAGTCGCCGACAAAAAGTTTCGTCCTTACTACTTTATAACCTTGTGCCTTAAAATATGCAAGTTTTGCTTCGTGCTTTCCCTCTTGCTGTCTTGTGTCCGATATAATAACAAACTTATCCATTATTCACTTAAAAAGGTAAATATTCGTCCATTCCGCTAAAAGATTGCGGTGCGGTAGAGGTTGTTGCGGTGTTGCCGTAAATGATATTATCTGTGTTTGCTCTTATGAGCGAAAAACCGTCGGACGGAACTGTAATGTTAAGAGTTCTCTTGCCTTTGTATTCGGGGTTAAGCCCGATTGCCGACACCTTGTTGATTTGGATTTCGTCGCCTTTGGTCTTATTTTCCCAATTATGCGGAGTAATCGCCAACTGCTCGCCCCAAATCGTGATTGTCGCTTCTTCATAAGCGTTTGTTACTTTGTCTTTGTATTGTATGTTGAGTTTATTGCACTTGCAACTCTCAATGTACTTTGCTTTACGGATTTCATACTTACTTTTGTTTTCGCCTTTCTCTACAAGATAAATCATATATGTTTCTCCTTATTTGTTTTCATTGTATTTTTCAAAATATTCAACAACTTCGTCATAGTCTTTTTGCTTGATGTCTTTTGTGGACGCATAGCCCTTGCTCACAAGAAGTTGCTTTGCTTTCTCCGCCGTAATCTCATTGTTCGCCGCAATCGCAAAAATTCTCTTGATTTGTTTCGGGGTTATCGGGTCGTTGTCAGACAAGATTTCCTTTGCTCTTTGCTCGTTATCTTCGTCATCAATATCTTGTGTAAACCAACCGCTTGCGTCGGCAAGTTTAATTGCAAGGTCAACTTCGGCTCTTTTCTCTGCAAGTTTAAGTTTCGTGTTTGCCACATCATACGCACTTGCAAAACCGCTTGATTTCTCGTTCGTGTTTGCACAGCCCCAACCCGTCCTTACTGCCATATCGCCATAATATGCCGTACACTTGAAAACATAATAAAAATATCCTTTTTCAAAATCGGCAACTTCTTTAACCATTTCGGTGGTATATCTCAAACCGAATAATGTTAAGATTTTGTGTGCGCCCGCCTTATATAAACACGGACGTTTGGTGATTGCAGAGCCGTCTTTGCGGGTTATCTTGCCAAAATCAACATCTCTTTTAAGGCTTGCTTGCTTATCGTTAATCGAAACCAAATAATCGGAACGATACGACTTAATATCAACTTGTGGTGCTTCATAAACAATAATGTCATTTTCCATTATATTTCTCCTTTAATTTTTTATTGTGTTTAAGTAAAATATCAAACCACTCATAATCGAGTTTTATCGGCTTGAAAACATATCCGTCTTTTTTTAAGTGCAATACATATTCGCACTCGGTGTTTATGCCGTACTCGGCAAGTAAGTTTTTGTACCCGACCAACTGCACCGACAACGACTTCTTGTCAATCACACTTGTTGCTTTGTAATCAATCAAAAAAATCTTTCCGTCAATCTTGCAAACAAGGTCGCACTTCCCGCAATACCCTAATTTCGCCGAAAACAGTGCCTTTTCCGTGTAAATCACTTTTGGTCGATAAGTTTTATACCATTCGACAAAACTTGCGATATAGGGCAAATATGGGCTTTCCTGCATTTCGTCATCGACTTCGCCTGTAAGCGCATAAGTTTCACAAAGTTCGTGGACTTCCGTGCCGCGTTGTTTTGCCCTGTCAAGCAAACTTTTGGATAATGCGTCTAATCGCTTGAAAGAAATCGGCTCGCAAATTTCGGTTACACTCGGATATTCTATGCCGTCTATTGTATATTTGTGGGTTTCTTCGTCAAAGTTCGTCGTCATCGTCATCTTCAAAAATTGAAACTTCGTCGTCCGCTCTTTCGACTTCGCTATCTTTGCTGCCAAACAACCAGTCAAGTAACATTTTTCTTCTCCTTTATAAGTTTTTTAATTACCTTGTCGAGTGATTTTATCGGGCATTTTTCATAAGTGTTTTCAAAACTCACAAAATCATAATGACCGTCCAAAAGGCACGCATATTTCGTTACTACCGAACAACACACATCACAAGGCTTTAATTCGTGTACATACTTATGACAATTACATTCTTTACAACTCTGCGGCTTATCTTTCTCAAAAGCATAAAACCGTTTCATTGCAGTTGCCCTTTTATTGCTTTGTCGTAATAGTCTTTAATGGCAATATCCACTTGTTTTGTAAATGGTATTCCATAGTACATCTTAATATTACTCATTTTGGTATGAGTGCTTTCGCTGATTTTGATACTTCTTTTCGTTTCTTGTTTTTCTTTCGAGTTTTTCATTTCTAACCTCCAACTATTTATCATTATACCACTTGTCTATCCGATTGTCAACCACTTACGACCACTTTCATAATGTTTTTTATACTTTTTTTTCTTGACTTTATAGGTGGTCTATGGTAGTATTTTCTTATAAATAAAACCAAATTAGGAGATTTGTTATGATTTGCCCGAATTGCAAAAGTGATGATGTAAAAGTTCAGGTTGTTGCCGAACAGAAAAAGCGCGGAGTTCTCGGCGTTTGCCTTTGGCTCATTCTCGGTTTCTTTACTTGCGGTGTCGCACTTCTCTTTCCTTTACTTATAAAGAAAGGTAGTAAAACCAAACAATATGCTATTTGCCAAAATTGCGGTCATCGCTGGGAAGTTTAATTTTTCTTAACTTTCTTGCAAAAACCGCTTGACAAACACATATAGCAAGCATATAATAGACTTGTAATCGGTATTCGGTGGGTGATGGCATTGAGTATCGGCAAACTGAATATCGGTTATCCAAAACCGCTTAAACAACCCTATCCATCACATTAAGGGAAGTTTAAGTGGTTTTTTTATTGGATAAAAGGAGATTGCCTATGGCAGAAAGAAGAATGTTTGCAAAAACAATAATAGACAGCGACGCATTTCTTGATATGCCCTTGTCGGCACAAGCGTTGTATTTCCACTTGTCAATGCGGGCGGACGATGACGGTTTTATCAATAACCCGAAAAAACTGCAACGAATGGTAGGGTGCGCCGATGACGATATGAGATTGCTTGTCGCAAAGGCTTTCATTATTCCGTTCGAGAGCGGAGTTGTGGTAATTAAGCATTGGCGAATAAACAATTACATACGGAACGACCGCTATAAACCAACGAATTACACCGAAGAAATGGCGCAATTACAGGTCAAGGAAAACGGTGCTTATACCGAGAAGTTACCGCTTGGTATACCAAATGGATACCAAATGGATACCCAGTATAGGTTAGGTAAGGATAGGTTAGATAAGAATAGTATAGAAGAAAAAGACATAAATGTAGAAAAAGAAAGCCCGACGGACAAGCCGTCGTCGCCCACTCCAAAACACAAGTATGGGCAATATAAGAATGTTTTGCTTACAGAAAAAGAGTATAACACACTTATCGGAATGACCGACGGTGAGAAAGCGATTGAGTTTTTTGGAGAATACCGAGCCTACAAGGGCTACAAAGCAAAGAGCGACTATTTGGCTATAAGAAAATGGGCGTTCAACGGGCTTAAAGAGCAACGAACAAAGCAAGGCAAAGCGAACTTCACCGAGCGGGAATACACCAAAGAGCAGTTGGATATATTAGGGCGCGTGCCAAGCATTGAAGATTACGACTTATAAAAGGTTAAAAAGTACATTGACGAATTGTTCGATAAGTTGGACGACTTGACACAAGAATAAAGAGAAAAGGGGTAGGCAAAGTGCTTATCCCCTTTCTTTTGTCCTTTATCTCCTGTTGCTATCAAGCATATACCTAACTTTCGCCGACTTTTCCATATAGTAATCAGTCATATCGGTAATACGCATTTCAATGTATTCGGGCATAGGCTCTGTTTTGCTTTCGTACATTGACCGCATTGCTTTCGCTTTATTTCTCATAAAGTCGTACCAAATACTTGCGTGTTCAAGTTCGGCTTCGGAAAGTTTAGTTGCGATAGATAGTTTATCGGTGTCCCCTACAAGTTTTGACTTTGCCGCGCACTTCGCATATTTTTCAGCGTCGGCAAGTTCTTCTTCCACATAATCATAGATTTTTTCGAGTTCTTCCATAATTATATATCCGTGTGTATTTGAGTAATGAATTTAGCAATCAAATCGGCGTACTTTTCATCGCCCTTTTGAATGGACAAAAGCAAGACAATGATTGCAAGAGTTTTTAAGTCGGCGGGTAAAATTTTCGCCGATGTGTCGCTAACCGCTTTGGTTATCCTATCAATAATTGCTACTTTTACTTCATAGAGTTTTTCTTCCATCCTTGTATTTCCTTTAAGATTTCGTGTAATTCGTCATCTCCGAAAACTTGGGCGTATATTTGCAATCGTTGTAATCGCTTTAAGTTCTTATTTGTTTTCCTTGTTTCAAGATAGTTAAGCACTACAAGAATATCAACAATGCCAAATTCGCCGAAAAGAGTATTCATTACGCGAGTTTCACTACCGACACATTAAAGTAAGTGTAAGTCGCCGCGACGCCCGTGTTGGCAAAGGTAAGGTCGATTGATTGAGTGCCTGTACCTGCGCAAGGGCAAGCGTCCTTAACTTCCACTATGGTCGCCGTTGAAAAACTTTCAATGTCCGTTGCTGCCGTAGGGGTTTGAGTTACTATACCAGTGGGGACAGCCACGCCATTGCGATAAAGTTGCAGGCTGACATCGCCCGCCGTTGTCGTGAAAGAGCCAGAGGCACTGAACGCCACCAAATACAAGCCTTTTTTCAAGAGCCTAATCGCATTGCTACCGCTGACGTGAGAAATCGAGCAGCCTGTAATACGTGCATTGTTGTTGATAGGCATAAGTGCGCCGCTGGCAAGAGCCGTGCTTGTGTTGTTGTATGCACTTAAAGTGCTTTTACAATATTGATTATTAGCCATAATAAAAATCTCCTGTTGTAAGTTAAAGGGGAGCATAGTCGCTCCCCCCGTTGTCAAGGAACGCTATCAAGCGTAAAGTGATTTAGTTGGTTAAAGCATTAAACCAAATTGTTGCCACACCCGCAATAGCCCCCGCAAAACGGCGACTGACCTGCCGAATACGTAAAGGTCGAGGGGTATCTCACGACACCCGACACTGCCTGTTGCAATTCAAGTTGGTTAATGCGACCTTGCAACGCTTCAATTTTGTTCTGTGCAATAGCGTCAAGCACTTTTTGGGTTTGAGCAGTCGTGTTTGCATTGATTGCCGCATTGATTTGGTCGAGATGTGCGTTCGTGTTGGCGATTGCCAAACGGTTCTCGCAGCAACATTCCGCAAGTTTTGAGTTGGTCGAATTGAACTGTTGCGCCATTTCGTAACCGAGATTGCAAATGCCGCTATACACCGCGTCCGCCTTGTTTTCAATGCGGTTGCCGTTGTTCATAACTTGACTTTCAAGGCGAGTAAAGTTTGCCGAGTTGTTTAAGTCCTCGACCGTGGCGCACCTGCCATCAACACCTCTTCCGTAGCCATAGCCGCCAAAGCCGCCCATTCCGAACAAAATCAAAAGAGCGAAAAGCCAAATCGCATTATCTCCGCCGCCAAACATTCCGTCGCCACCGACGGGGTTCATATTCATTACTGGTTGAATACCACTTTCCATTTTTTGTTTCTCCTTTTTGTATTTTATTTACACAACCGCCGTACGCTCGGTCGAGTATTCTATCCTTTTAGTGCATTTATAATATCATTCGGGTTTATCCCCATTTGTTTACACATTGTTTCAAAAACAAGTTTCGGGTTTTGTCCCCTACACATTTGCATAACTTGTTGTATTTGCGGGTTTTGCCTAAAATCGCCCATTTGCATAATTCGCTTAACTTGCTGAATATTTTGCATAATTTGCGGCGGTAAACCATTAGACGTATTGAGTGGGTTCATTGACTTTCTCCTTTAATGCCTTTATTTCGTCCATAATAGCCGTCAAATCGCTTTTTAATGCGTATTCGGGTTTCGTATCGACCTCGCCCGTTTTTTCGGTTATAGCAAAGATTTTGACGTCAAATTGCCCTACGCCGTCAACTTTCTTCTCATAGATAATCGGTTTATCGTTATCAAGATATAGAATATCGCTGTTATAGGGCTGTTGCCTTTGCCGAACTTCGTCTATGCCGCTAACGACAATCTTGTTTGTGGTAGGCTGTTGGACGGGCGGTTGCGGTCTTTGCATTTGTTGATTAAATTGCTGGTAAGGATTGTAAAAATCATACATAGTTATTTCTCCTTGATTATAATAACAACGGGCGAGCCGTTTTCTTCCTTGTCGTTCGGATAAAGCGTTGAAAAATCGAAATGAGCAGAAGTGTCGGGTTTTGCCGTAAACTCGACTTGCAATCCATTAAGTTCGTTGTAAAGTTCGATTGCCATATTGCACTTCCCCCTATACGAATTTTGCCATAAAAAAGCCCCGATTGTTGGGTACAAACGGGGTACAAAACCTATTAAATTGTCATAGCAACTTCTTTTTAAGCCGCTTTTTTCTCATATTTGCACTATCATATTCAATGTTTAAGTCTTTTGCGATTTCCCAAAGTGAGATACGCTCTACGAAAAACTTTAATGCAAGTTCCGTGTTTTCGGCGTTTAGACCGATTTCGCGGCAACGGTCAATCATTTCATCGCGGGTGCAATTTTCAACGCTAAAAGGCTTTGGCTTTGATATGTCGTCCAAAAGCCCTTGATACTCTTTATTGAGTTTCCGATACCTTGCAAGTGCCTCTATCTTTGCTTGTTCTTCATTCCCTATCCAACACACTAAAAAAGCAAGGGGGATAGAAAACAAAAGGCTGACAAAGATTGTTTGCGAAGTCGGGATTGCCGTCCATATTATAAAGTTCGTCAACTGCATACAAAACGACTTACTATGATATTGATAGGCAAATTGATACCGAAGCACACAATGAGCAAAGCAAAAGGCAATACCCTCAAACCATTTTCCCGTCAAATAGCAACAAAGTGCCACCGAGCCAACGACAAGAAGATATTGCCAGAGTTTTCGCTTAAAGAATAGTTTAACTTGTAACTTATTCTTCGGTGTCATCGGACAAGTGCTTAATGCACTCGGCAACATACAACAAGTCGTCGATTGCGTCGGGGAAACGTTCTTTTAAGATTTCAATCTTGTCAAGAGCCTCATCAATGTAAAACTTTTCGTCTTTGCCGTAAAACGGCGGGCAACCTACTCCCATTTTCCACTACCTCCTCATAATTGTAATATAAATATAATAGTAAGAGCCAAAAATAACATTCGCTTGTCATTAAAAGAAAAGTTGCATAGTCGGTACTTACTATATATTGCGAAAGCCCACGGATTGACAAGGACAACAGTTGAGATACCGAGTGGACGATAATCACAACGCCGACATCTCTTGCCTTGCAATTCCATATTGCGCCGAGCGCAACCATACTCAATAAACTATAATATGCGGATATGTTTGTATCTATTACATCAATCGCAAAACTTATAAGAATATTGCTAATTAAAATTAGACACCACGGAGCGGAAAGGTATGGGCTATGCGTTACAGCGCATAAAAAAAGCCAATAAGTGATAAATGCCGTTATCGTGTTCAAAAACCGTTTAAGCGCGATATGGCTATCAACATATTGACCGAATTTTATAATGCTCGGATTGTTTATTTTAAGCACAAATTGTTCGGGAAAGGAAAATTTCAAAACATACCACGCACAAAGATAAACGCACACAAGGTATATCATCGCACGGATAACATTTTTGTTCATTTCCTATCCCCCTACAATTCGTGATATGCAATCAATAAGCATAAAATTAAGAGTATGAACAATCCACTCATAATCTTATAGAGTTTCATTTTCATACCCTTTGTGTTTTGTTATTTTTTAGCGCAAAAATCGTCGAAACTGCCGATAAATGCACCGTTTGCAACAGCGGCACGGAACTCGTTAAGAAGTTCGAGTTTTGCCTGTTCTTGCTGTCTTTGTTCGGCTTCTGCTTTCTTTTGCTCGATAAACTCATCAAGTGATACAAGGCAGTTGCCGTCCGCCACTTCACGGCGATATTCCGCTTCATACATATCGTGGTCGGCTTGCGCTTTTGCGATTGCTTGTGCTTCTTCATTTGCTTTTTGTGCTTCCGCTTCTGCATACGCCTGCTCTACAAGGTCAACGGACTTGCCGAAACCGAGAGCCTTTGCGGTTTTACGAAGAGCCACCATAATGGGGCTTTCCCAACCCGCACTCACACAACCCAAACAAAGAATTGCCATAAGTAAGCCAAACACGAGTACACCGATTATGATACTTGCCCACAAAGGAATTTGCACGTTACCATACACAATCCCACACGAAGCACCTGCGCCTGACATTGCACTTGCGATAAACGAAGCAACAATACCACATATCGTTTTAGGATTGTTTTTAAGGTAAATTGCAAAAGCACTTTGCTTTTTTGCTTTCTTTTCCTTGACAACTTTTTCCTTTGCCATAGTTTTACCTCTTTTTTTGTTTATATTTGTCGCACAAAATGCTATAAAAATAGCCCCAACTTTTGGAAGAGTTTTGACCGCGAAAGGTTTAGTCGCTTCCATAAGTTTAACCGCCTTGCTTGTTTGCACCGCTACCTTTGTTACTTTAAGTGATGAAACCAAAACGACAATCGCTTTAAGTGCATAAACGGCAAGTGCCACCGATAACGCACCTGTGAATATATCGGCTATGCTTATAATAAGTGTCGATACATTTGATTTCAAGTCGCTCCGATACGCTACAAGTATTTTAAGTATCATCACGAAAGACAACAAACTTGCAATAAGCGAGCAAATTTGCCAATCAATCGAAGTTAGGCACATTGAAACAATGCCGAAAAGCAAGTCAATAACCGACAAAATAAGCAATGTTCGATTATCAAGAGCCTTTCGGACAATCTTTTGTTTCAGCACCTCATCGTCTGACATAATTAAAAGACGGGAATATAGGGGGCTTCTGCGGGTTCTTGTACGGGGGCTTCCGCAACAACGGGCTGCTCAACGACTTCGGGAGCAACTTCTTCTGCGGGAGCGGGGGCGGGAACAACCTCTTCTTCCACGGGTTCGTCCGCAACTTCTTCCACGAAAAGCATAAGATAATCAAGCGTTTTCTTTTTCGCCGAAATATCAAATGCCGCTTCTTCCTTTAAGAGAATATCCGCAAATGCGCCAACAAGCACATCGCTCCAACCGCGCTGTTCGCCGATAGCCTTTGCTTCATTGAAAGCACGTACGTCGTTATCCGCAATTTCGCCTTGCAGTCTTGCAATTTCACCAAGTAATTTTTCCGAGTTTACTTTTAACATAGTTTACACTCCGTTTTTAATATTATAAAAGGCTCAAAAGTTCAAGAGCCGCTTTGTCGGGGAATATTGTTACGCCGAAAGAGTTTTGCACAAGCAACAAAATCACATAGACAATTACGCCAATAATCGCCATAATTGCAAGCGATGAACAAATCACAAGTGCGGGTTTGCCGAAGTTCGCTATTTGCATAAAGACTTCGTTTACAGCGTTAAATATCGAAAGAATTATTGTAACAAGGCAATAGGGCAATGTTAAGATACACAACATAAGCACCATAAGCGGTATGCCGTACGACCTATCCGCATAGGTTTTCGGTTGTTCCCGCTCATAAACATATTCCGTGCCGTCCTTGCGACGGAAACGGCGCATATCGTCAGCCTTTTCGCCGTCTTTAATAACTCTCTTCTTTTGTACTTTACGCAAGTTGGAAAAGTCAAATTCCAAAATGGGACGGAAACTCTTATAAAAGGCTTCCGCTTTGTTTTGTTTTGCCTCTAACTTCTTGCGTTCTTCTTCAAGTACCTTATTCTCAAAGTTGAGTTTTAATTCGTCTTGCTTTGTCTTTTTAATATCCGCCAAAAAGTCGCGGTTTTCGCGCGTTTCTTCAACGGACTTTTCAAGAGTAAGCGCGTGGACGATTTCCTTGCCCGTTTCATTTACATCACGCTTGCCCGAAACAAAATCTTCTTGCATACGAGCAGTCGCAACGTCGGTAAACGAGGCAACTTCTTTCGGCACGTCAGGAACGGCGAGATTTGCGTTTTGCGGCACTTTCTCCGTTTCTTCGACAACTTCATCGTCCGAAAGGTTTTCGTCGATTTCAGTGTTGTTTTCGTCAGCCATTTGGTCTTTCATTTCGCTTTCAAATTCGTCAGCCCTATCTTGCCAATCCATTTTTACCCTCAATTAAAAAGCGCACAAACACATAGGTGTCTGCGCACTCATCAAATAAAGAATATCACACAAAAGTGGTTATGTCAACACCTTTATGCCAAAAAAGTAATGATTTTTTTAATTTATTTTTCGGTGTCGCCGTCAAGTGCGGTTTCGTCTGCGCTTTCTTCTTCCGCCACATATTCTTCAATTCCCGTGAGTTGCTCGTTGAATTGATAGTAATTAGTGCGAAGTCCGAGATATTCTTCAAGCGTTAGTGCAACCACGCCCGACAAATCTTCAAGTGGATATGCCGTAAAATTGTGCCTATCCGTGGGTTTTACAAACACTCTTGTCTTGTCGTCATTATAAGTGAGCATATTTTGCTCTGCAAATTTAGTGAAATCTATGTTCATAATTGTTCCTTAATAATAATACTCAATTTTTGTTATGGTAAATGACCTTGAACCGTATGATGTGTCTTGTTTTGATACCTTAAACGTTGCATTACTATCTGTCGTTTCAACAACCTGTACCACTATTGCACTACCCCAAGTAGTATAACTTTGATTTTTTGTCATCTGTTGAGTTCTTGTTGTCGTATCTACCGAAGAATAACCAGTGATACGCATATTTCCTTGATTAACATAGGTTCTATTAAGCGCAATAGGAGTTCCCTGTGCAAAACCAAACAGCATAGCCTGTGTTTTAAGAGTATAACTGCCACTCCAAGCCGTATGCCACGACGGTAACTCTGTTGTTTTAACAATTACATTGATTGCACTTGTAACTGTTTCTTTGTCTGTAACCGTATCTGTTTGACCTGTTGCAATGTTAATACCATTGATTGAAAAAGTGGTGAGTTTATATCCAGATTTCGGTCGTACGGATATGATAATTGTATCGCCATAATAAATAAGCGAACCGCTTGTAAGGTAGGCTTCTTGTCCGTCGGTTGCAGCGTGCTGATTAGGCGATGTATCTCGTTTCACCAAAGTTAAAAGGACATTGCTGTCAGCAGAAATCGTTAATGGAAACGGTTTCCCCCACACCGCAGTATCTCCATATTTCAAAATTGTTAAATTCCTATCTGAATATGCGTGATGTTTATATATAATCTCCGTAGGTGCTACTCCGTTGTATTTAAATGCCATAATTACTCCGTAATAGTTATCGTTAATGTTGTACCCGAAAGAGAAAAAGCGGATTTCTGGACAAAATTACTTGTATTTGGAATGTCAGATTTCAACGCTAATGGGCTACTGCCAACCTTTGGTACTGTTGGAAATGTTACATTACCTTCTGAGTCCCAATGAGTTGCCTTATTCCACGTTGGTCCGAGCCCAAATTGACCAGATGTTGACTGAAAATAGAAGTCAACACCTTGTGTTGTCATTCTTATAAACGGGTTAGTAGTATTAGTAAATACAAGTTCTTTGGGTACACTTATATTTCCTGTAAATGTACCGCCCGATTTTGGCATAGCATTATCGGCTTTTGTTCCTTGTGCAGAAGTGGCAAACGCACTCGCATTCGTCAAAACAGTTCCTAAATCAATCGTTCCCGAACTTGTAACCTTGCCTTTTTCCGAGCCATTCATCTTAACAGCAACGGACGTAACTGTGCCTGTGTTTTTAGTAAATCCCCACCCAGAAACAGTACTTTCGGTTACAGCAGCGGGTATATCGCTATATAACGCTAAATCTTTTCCATTCCAAGTCGGTCTTGTTTGCCTGCCCCTAAAAGTTGTCGGGTAGTTTCCGCTACCAACAATATAGTTGCCGCCACTAAAACCTAACATTGTTGCAGTGCCACTATCCGTTATTTGCCCATTTGACGATAAAATTATCTTTGAAGCGGTTGCACTATCCCCGCCAGTAAGCGTCAGCGGGCTTGTAAGTGTTCCGCCACTTAACCCATCTATTGAAGTTACCGCCGCAGGAATTGTCGGTGGGTCGGCAAGAACGGCATACGGAATTTTGATTTCTTCCGTGCCGCTCGCCGTTTTTCTTATAGGTTTATAGGTTGCCATACTGCATACCCCCTAATTGTTTATTGTAATTCAAAGAAAAGTCCGCCGACCATAAGGTCATCACTCGGTGTGGTCTGTCCCAGAATGGTACCAAACTCAATCGACTTGCCACCTGCCGTTACTCGACCTTTTGCGTCAACCGTTACTGCGGAATATGAGCCAGCCGTTACACCAGTGTCACGCAAGATTACTCTCGGATAGACGCGGTCTTCTATTGCATCGAAATCATACCCAAACTCAACGGTAGAATGTTTTTCACCGTTATAATTCTGAAATTGTTTCGCACTCCCTGGGGAAGTATAATACATAAATGTAAGAAAGTTCTTAACTTTCCCAGCACTATCCGCATATACAGCATTGTCCACTTTTGTGGTTTTAACATCTTCTACAAGAGCAATGTCCTTTTTAACGGTTTCGCCAGCAGTGCCACTCGGCATTTCGTATTTCGGGTGCGCTTCACTGCCCCTAATGTGAGTGGGAGTAGAAACCGAGCCGAGGCGTACATTAGTGCCGTCAAAGTCATACACCGCATTTCCGCTTAAATTATGAATACGGTTAGTGCTTAAACCGTTTGTGTTCTTAAAGGCTTTTTCGCCCGTAATATCTTGTTTAGTGTCCGTTGTTACATAGTTGGTAGGAACGGTCGGAATATCGGTTTTAAGCGCAAAATCACCGACTTTCTTGCCACTATCTACAAGTGTCTTATTAGTGCTATCATATTGCACCAAATTGCCCCCGACAAGATTAGTGCGGGTTGCAAGCGTTTGAAGTCCGCTCTTTGTGGTATCAATGTTTCCAGCCGCGTCAAGTACAACCTTGCCGACTTGCGCCATTCCGTCGCCGTCAAAGACAAGCGCACCTGAATTAGTGCCGTCGTATTTAGGTACGACCAAACCAGCGGGGCTTGTAAGTTTTGTGGTGTTTCCGTGGGCAACTTCAATCAACTTATCCTTGACTTGAAGCGTGGTGCTATCAATCGTGGTAGTCGTGCCGTTGACCGTGAGATTTCCGCCAACCGTTACGCCACCATTGACCGACAAACTGCCCGTAATCGTGCCGCCCGTCTTGTCAAGTTTCTTGCCGTCTTGCGTGTCCACATAGGTTTTCGTCGCATAGCCCTTGTCCGCAATCGCAACTTGCAAATTGCTACCCGTGAGCGTTGTAACAAAATCGCCGTTATTAAAGGTAACTTCCTTGTCCGCCGAGCCGTCAAAGGTTATGGACTTTTCAATGTTTGTGCTATCCTTGCCCAAAACACTTATTGCGCCCGTGGTCTTTTTCGCTTCCTTGACAACCTTGTTTGCGTCCGCCGTATTATCTACATTACCAAGTCCTATATTAGCCTTTGTAATATTGACATTACCTTTGCGATATTCGGTTTCAGCGTCGCCCTTAACGCCCGTAACACCGCCCGTTTGCGCCATTGTCGCAAGTTCAGCAAGGACACCCTCGACATTCGTTGAAGTGAAATTATTAGCGGTATCGGCAACTGTAACTTGTTCCGCACTCGTTTCGGGTAAAACTTGCACAAGTGTCCCTTGTGCGTCCACTACTCTATGGATTTTTCTTTTTTCAGCAGCCATAAAATATCTCCTTAATCTTCGCTATAAATATAATCGCCGACACTCAAATCCGCCGAGTTTACGCTCTTGTGGCTCTTTGCGTCAACTATTTTAGTGTTTAAGTCCTTAATCTCTTGTAAGGACATTCGGAAACCTTGATTTCCCTTATTGACATAGACAAACGCTTGTTGCCGAAAACCTTTGGTGTTTGCGGTTGGGTCAATGCGTGCAAAACCGTCCAACTCCAACGGTACGGCTTTCACTTGCTCTGCCGTCGTTTGGTGCGGGTTATTCATATTGAGAACGTGGTCGCGGAAATATTGCGGCTCTGCCCCGCTCAAATTCGTATAAGCGGATAAAGTAGTATCGTCTGCGGCAAGGCTCACATTTGCGTTTTTACGCCCTAAAACATCGGCGGTAACACTTGCACCCTGCGGCTCTTCAATTTTGACATTTACGTCCTTTTTTGAGCCGTCCGCGCCTATCTCAACATTTATATTGTCTTTCCCAACGACATCAACATAGACATCTACGCCGAAATCGTTAGCGTCATTGATTAGTGGCAACTTAATACCTCAACATTTTGATTTGCACAAATGGTCTTAATGTTCTCTTCGCCGTTCTCGTCCTTGCCGTAATAGGTGATACAGAACACATAATCGCCCCTTGTAAGTTTCTCGCTATCCACTTCGTCAATATCAATAATGATTTGTACGAACTTTGTGCCAGAAACGGGGTCTGTTTGTTGCTCCAAGTTGTTATAAGTGTAAGAAAGCACTTCCGCGCCCTTGCGGTCATAGAAATGCACTTCAATGCGGTCGCCCGTGGCAACTTCTAAATTATCAAACTTATATCTTAATGATACAGTGTTTTTGACATACCAATGCCACTTTTCATCTTCATACCACGGTGAGTTTTTGGTTTCAATTTGTATATCGTTCATTTATGCTCTCCTATGTTATAGGGGGTTTTTATCATCAAAAACCTTTCGATAGTAATACGGGATATTTTCGGTTGTTTCACTAAATGATATAGCCCCGTCAGTTCCCTTTGTAATGCTACTATTGCGACATTTCAAATATACTAACCCCGTATCGCTTGAATACTCACTTATTGATAAGTAATAAGTTCTTGTAAAAAAAGTATTGCCCGATACGCTTGACGATGATGTTAGTTCTATTGTCTTAACATTACTATTTGACCACTCGACCATAAAAATAGGCGTATATATTGTGGAATATGGACTTGATATAGTCCTAACACCCGTTATTGCATATACCTCGCCTTTCTTTATTGTCAACATATCTGGCGGGGTGGCTGTTGGATTTGCCCACGTCCACTTTGTGCCAACAAATTTAGCGGTGTTTACCTTTACTTTATAAAGCGTTGAACTATCAACAACAAAGTCGGTTTTGTCGAAAATCAAGTCATAGGCGTTTGTTCCATTATAGGCGGAAAATGAGCCGCTTTCGCTATCTCTCATTCGCAAAGGTTGTATGCCACTACCGCCGCCAAGCATATTCTTAAAGGCGAACTTCTTTGTTTTCACGCCATTGACGGTCGCGCCGTCCACAAACTCAACCGTGGGCGTGCCAACCCCTGCGATTTGACTTATATCGGGGGCTTGCGTAAGCCCGTCCGCAATAATCTCGGTGTACAAGCCACTTTCAATCGGTGAGTTAATTGCGCTCGGTGCAACCATATCGCCAACCGCATATTCCTGCCCCGAATTGATTGTGCTGGTGTCTATTTTTTTAGGTGTAAAATTTGCCATAAATACCTCAATATTCTAAAAGAGTGAGCCTTTGCCAACAAGCACCGTCATAGAAAGGCTCTACCCCAATAATCAAAAAGTCTTTTGGTGTCCCGTCAATGTTTTTCGACATAGGCGTGTCGCCACTAACCGAGTTGACATAAGGGCGCACAACTTCACCGATTTTGAATATCATTGACTTGTCATTGCTTTCAACGCTCTTGACTAAATTGCCGTCAGTGTCATAATATTCGCCATATTCTACTAATAGTTTAGCAGTTTCTTTACCATTTGTCCACTTATTTATAATTTTATTTGCGAGAAAAGTGCCGATTTTTTCAGTGGTTTCCCCGATTGTTATTTTAGTTTCCGTTTGATAAAGTTCATTATAAGATAAACTTTGTGCGAAGTTCCCCGTGCCGATTGAAACGGGCGCACTTGATACTTGAAATTGTTGTCCCGCAATGCTTGCCGAAACGGATTGTACCAAATATCTATCATAAATGTATGTAAATCCCGTATATTCCGACGAATAAGGATATGTGTGGTTATAGTCATAAATAATCCCAAAAGCCAATGACAAGTTATTAGAAGTTGTGCCGTCTAATAGCACACCTAACTCAAATTTCGGCGCATACCCTTGTTCGCCGTCCTTTAACCCAACGCCAACATTCCTAAACGCGGCATAGTTGTTGTAATATTGAGCGACATTTCCCGTGATTGTTCCCGTTTTGGTATCTCCGCCACCACCTTTACGACCTCTGCCCGTTGTGTAATTGTAATCAAAGGACAACGCTTGCGATAAATCAATGGGCGACGAAATAGGCACATTCACTTGAAAATATGCAACATAATAGTCATCTCCTCGACCAAGGTATTTTGTGTTAGAAGCCACCCTTTCTTTAAGCGTAAGCCCCGTGTTTCGTGCCGTGAGTTGTTCCGCCGTCAATGGCGCACGCGAATAAGTACATTCTTCACTTGTATATCCGCTAAAACTCGTATTGCCGACCGACGTGCTGGAAACGACCGCAATATTGTTCTCCGAAAAGTTTACAGTCCTTATCTCGTTATTGACAATTTTATTATTATCAATATCGCCGTATATGTTTTTTGCTTTAATTACTATTGCCATAATCACGAAAGAAGTTGCGTGTCGATGACGATTTTTCCGTCCGCACCCATATACATATACAATCCGCATAGATTGCAAAGTTTATCAAATGCCGCCCACACTTTTGATTGCTCCAAAAACGGGTATTTTATCGTTGTTGACGACATTATCGTTTCCGCATTTGCCGTAATAGCAAACTCATATTTCGTTACATAAGCCTTTAACCTTTCAAAAACAGCCCTTGCGGTCATCGGCGTTGTACTCATTTTAATCTCGTTGCTTTCGGTTTCTTGCAATTCCAAAAGCCCGTCGGACAATTCAAGGTCAATGTTAAAGTTATTTACATCGTATTTTAAGTCCGAAATAAGCATTTTAGCGACACTTTGTTGTTTGTTTGCTGTGGAGTTCTTAATTATAAACTCAACGGGGCTATTGCGCCCTATGGTCTTGTTTTGCACATATCCAAGCAACTCTCCGCTGTCATCTTTCACTTTAAGCGACGCAGTTCCCGACATAACGCCGAAAATAGGCTTGTTGTTTGTCGGTCTATCGCTTTGAGATATATCCAAATCAACCATATTTATTTTATCAACCGCATATCTTACACCTATGTTAATGCCGCTGATAATCGTGGGATATTTGCCGTTTTTTGAGCCTGCGTCGTCCATACCCGCACTTACACTTATATGATACAAAGGCACGTTTTCATACGTCCCAACGCTTGCCGTTTTTGTTTCAACAGGAAAATATGTAATTGCACTATCTATATCAAAATACTTTCCGTTAATATATATACTTGCGGTGGTGTTTCCGAACTTTCTCTTTGCGGGATAGCGGTTATTATAGGTGTCAAATGCAATGGTAAGCCCTTGTGCGGGAGCGGCACAAATGATATACACATCATAAACACCCGTCCCCGAAATGCTATATATGCTTACTATTGAATAACCGACCTTATTAGGCGCAAAAGTATGCCCCCCGCCCAACTTGCTATGACTTAACAAAAACGGAGTTGCACCAACATTTGCTTGTGTATTACACACGCTAAAAATATCCGCTGTGTTTGGCACAAGATAAGTGCCGTCTTGTTCATAGGTCGCCGCCGAAATCTCGTTTGTTGCCGCGCTTATGGACTTTATTATTGCCGAATACTCAATCATACACTTGCTCTCCAAATAGCATAAAGAGTGGTATTCTTATAAATAAGATATTCTTCACCGTTTAGGTAATTAAAGGTCGAGCCGTCCGCCGAAGTCCCCCACTTAACAAACTCATATCCGCTCCTTGTGGGCGTTGAGCCATTGCCTATAACAACATTCGTGTTTTTCGGAATTTCGCGGCTTGTGGGCATTTGTGCGACCGTATCGGTGGTGTTTGCATTATAAGTCAACGAAACATAGTCAAGGTCGTTGTTTGTGCCGACAAGTTCAATCTCATAATTGAGCAGCCCAAGCACTTTAAGTTTTTGTTGATAGATTTCGGGATAATCGTTAGGCGAAAAATACATCTTGTTTGTTACCCTTGTATCGCTCTCAACATCATAACAAGTAACCGTAAACTCGTTTTTGCTATTGATAAGTTGGATAAGTCGCCTATAAACATCAATATCCATATAGTTAAAAGATATTTTAAGGCGGGGAGTAACAAAGGTTGCATAGGAATTAAGGTTGCCCATTGCGCCCGTTTGCGACCTTGTGGGGCTTTTCACATAGGTTTTTGCCTCATAATAAGTAAAAGTGGAATAGGACGAGAACTTCTCCCCGTCTATTTCCACTAAATCAAGCCTTGTTCTATTATAGTTGTCTTGCAACGCTTGCGGCAATCTCGCAAGTTGTTCAGCCGTTAATGCCATAATCTACCTCATACCTTTGCAAAGTCAAGTCCTCTACGGGTTGCCGATTTCCTTGTGATTTCAAAAAGCGTATCTTCGCCGATTTTCACCGTGATAGGTTGTGCTGTTTCGTGTCCGCCGACTTGTTGCATTGTTGAAAGTGCCGAAACCATACCGCCATAAATCGCTTGTTGCAGTTGTTGCATATTCATAACCGCCGATTGACCGCTGCCAATATTTGTTACAAGTTCCGCACCACGCTCGCCCGCAAGGAACAATGAGCCTGTGTCGGGAAGTCCGCCCGTTGCATAAGAGCCAATATGGAATTTCCATTTCAAGAAATCTTTAATAAAACCACCCTTGCGACTTCTTTCCCATAAATTTTTGGTAAAGCCAAAGTTAAAGTAACTCTTTACTCTTTCACCAAAGCCCGAAAAATCACGATTAAGGATAGAGTTAAGTATATCCAAAAAGGTTTTAGCATTGTCCACAATCGTCGTAAGCACGCCCGAAAGAAGCGTTAGCGAAGTATATATTATGCTCTTTGAAAAGTCAAGATTAAGAATAACTTTTACCACATCAAGCAACGAACCGAGCACTTGCCATAACATCTTGCTGAAATTAAGGCTTGCTTTCATAACGGTGAGAATTACATCGCCGTACTCCCCAAAGATAGACTTAATAAACTCCCAAGCCTTTCCAAGCGCGGCTACAACGGCTTTTAGTGTTTCTTTGAACGAAGTTATGACCGCCTTGATTTTTTCCAATTTAGGCGCGTTTTTCGCCATTTTCTCGGTATCTACCGCCGCCTTTTCAAACCCGCCGTAACTGCTTTGCTGTAAAACATTGAATTTATCAAAGGGCAAAAGGTTTACCGCCTTATTATATTGCTCTTGATATTCGGTGTTTACTTTGGTGTACTCGCCCGCGCCTTTTAAGTAGGCGATTGTTTCCGCAAGTTTATTGTTTAATTGTGTAAATGAATTTACAATTTGGATAAGTGCGGGGGCAATGCTTTCCAAAATCGGCGCAAAAGCGGCTGTGAAACTCATCTTAAAGTTTCGTCCCGCCGAAGTCAACGCCGTCATTGTCTGCTCAAACTTCGGGCTAAACTCCGCAAATGCTTGCAAGCCCTGCCTTATTGTTTGAACAATGCCCTTAATTGCCGCACGAATTGCACGATAAATAGCGACACGGACGATTGCCTTGCCGAGTTTTCCGCCAAAACCCGAAGCCTTGCTCTTCTTTTCTTCTTTATCTTCACGGTCGCCGAGTTTCTTTATAATCTCGCCAACGCTCTTAACTTTTTGCTTAAATCTTTCCCAAAGGCTTATATGCTTTTCTTGTTGCTCGTTGGCTTTGGTTTCGGGCTGGACAACATTTTTTTCAACGTCTTTTTTGACTTCACTTGACTTATCATCTTTGGCAGTTGCACTTAAATTAGCATTTTCAAGTGCCTTTTGCTTTTTCCGCGCTTCATTTATCTGTTTTCTATAAGATTGCAAGGTTGCGAGGTCGATGTCCTGCTGCTGTTGCAACTCTTTCGCTCTTAACAATAAAGGGTTATCGGGTTTATCATCAAGAACTTTTTGAGAATATTCAAGGTTTTCGTCAATCGCCTGTTGGCGTTGCTTTATCAACTTTTGCAGTTTCTTCTTTTCTTCTGTAATATTTGCAATATCAACGTCGCCACCAAAAACAGTTCCGCTTGCAGACGTAGGGGCAACCGCTTTTTGTACTTGTTTCGCCGCTTGTTTAAGTTCGGAAACATTTACATTGATTTTTAAGTGCGACAAAGTTTCCAAGTTTTTCATAAACTCAGAAGATAACACTTTATCAAGGGCGGCTAAACTACTTGATAAGTCCTTTATGTTTTTAATATCGGAACTTGATAGGTCGCCAACTTCTATCCCTAATTTCAGGCTATCAATTTCGTTGTTATCCGCCATTTAGCACCTCATTTATTTTTTACCTAAATTTGCAAAAAAGTCCCACGCTCTTTGGCGTTCTTTTTCAACCCACGCTTCGTCTTTTGCTTTCTCGGTATAATTTTCGTCGTTTTTCTTAATTTGGGGCAAGTCGGGGTATTTCGGGGGTGAGTGCTTTGAATATCCCATAATTACGGGAGTGGAAGCAAGTGCGGCTCTAACATAAAGACCGATTGCCCACGCACTTTGCACCATTCTATTACTCTCATCTTCCATACGCTCTTGATATGCCTTAAAATCAAGTTGTATATCGTGTGGGGTGAGTTCCCAAAATTCTCGCCGAGTGCCTCCGATTTTGAGGTATGGCAGTAAAAATTCATTCTCTATCCAAGATGAAAAACTACCATACTCTCGCACGGATTTGTTTTTTGTTTGTGTGGGGTTATCCCCGATTATTTCTTGCTCTTGCCCATTGACTGAAAAAAACTGCACTCTTGAAAGCCCGTAAGCAAGGGGAATAAATCTTCAAACGACCCACCATTTGCAAGGTGAGCGTCGATTTCCGCACCCGCTTTGTCAACGTCCATATCCGCTACAAAGGCAAACAAGGAAAGAATGGTTGACATAGGATTGTTTTCAAGTTCAAGGGGGTTAAGTCCGTATTCCTTTTCCGCTGTGCAAAGGGCATAAAAACCGAACTTTGCAAAGTCATAGGAATACTCTTTGTTGTTAATAGTGATTTTAATGGAAGTTTTACTCATTTACATTTCTCCATTTCAAGTGATTATGCGGCGTAAGTGGGGTCGTCTGCAAAAACTGGTTCGCTCGTGGGAACGATATAAACCGAAGTTTCCAAAAGCGAGTTGGCTTCCGCCGACGGAATACCCATTTCCGACGGGTCGCCCGTGAAGAAAATCGACTTGTCGAAATTCGGAATATCCACGCAATACCACATTTGTTTGCCGTCCGTGAGATTGTTACGAGCCGTAACCATAACCGACCACGCGTCGTACAAATCTTGCGTAAGGTTCGCGTTGAACTCCAAAGCCCCGCCAATATCTTTAAGCAACTTAACATAACTCGTATATTCGAGATTGTCAAAAGTCGTTGCGTCAGCCGTGTTAGGCTGGGGGTTAAAGTCGGGGATAGATTTTAAGTCGGGCAAAACCGTATATCCCGTAGCAGGACGAGTACCTTTGGTAACTTCCGTCGCATAGGAAATCTTAATACCGATAGAGGTCAAAGCAATTCCCATAGTTTTTTATTCTCCTTAAAGTTATTTACTCATTGATAGCCGAGTATGGCTTGATAACAGTAAAAACAAAGCGCGGCACGGTCTGATAGTTCGCCGAGCCATTTGACACGGGCATACCAAAAGGCGCACCGCCAACCTTGTTTACAAGTCTTATATTTTTGTTATATGCAATCGTGGCTTCCTTATCTTCAAAGAGTTTAGAAACCTTTTTCCCAAGCAATTCCGCACCTTGTTGTGCGCCGTAAGGCACTCCCTTATACTTAATCCCGTCTTTCCAATAGCAATAGAATTGTACGGGATAATCGGTTGCGTGTTCCGCATTAAAGGTCGAGGCGCGTGTCGTATCGTCATCGCTTATAACATAAAGAGATACTTGCGGGCTTTCAATCTTTGTTTCTTTCGAGTATGCTCTAACGACTTTAATTTTGGCGGGGAAACCGCCGTCCGCTTGAAGTCCTTTATTTATATACTCAATTAAGTCTTTAAGAAATTCGTCCATAAGTTCTCCTTAACGCATAAAGCGTCTTTTGCCGACACCACGAAGAGCGTCTTTTGCTATTTTAACACAATTTTTCCGCAAATAGTCGCCAGCCTTGTAAAGCCCTGCAATCGGAGCAAAGCCATTCCACGGCTCGGCTTCTCTGTCATATAACTTTTGATAATAGTTATACACCCAGCCGTCGGTTGAAAGGATTTGTCCGTGGCTGATAAAAGTGCGGTTTTCGGTGGGAAGTTTCCCTTTGTAATCGCCTAACTCGCCAAGTATGCCCGTGCCAAATTCGGCATAGTAAACGCCCTTGCCTGTTGCGGTAATTTCGTTGCGCCCCGTATATCTTTCGTGCGAGCCAACTATAATTGTGAAGTCCCCCGCATACGGGGTGTCCCATACCTTTTGACCGTTTTCAAGATGATATTTGTGGAACTCGTCATCGGCGACGTTTCGTCCCGCGTCCGCTAATGCCCCGCCAATCACTCGGCGATATTCTTCATTGTCATCTGCCAAATAGTGTACCGCTTTTGTAAATCTTTGAAGCCCGCGTTTGTCTATCATTTTTCTTCCGTTCTTGCCGACAAATAAACTCTTGTGAATTTATTGACGACGGTAGGTGGGCGGCTAACAAAGGCATTTGCCCCGTCGCCACTTACATAGTCTTTTGATTTGGTGTTCGGCATTGCCCCGTCCACATAGAAAAGGTCTTTTTCGCCAATCGGAAATTTGCTTTCATATATCCCCACGGGTATCATCACTTTCCAAGTGGAAGAACTATCTTCACCAAACACTTTAATATCATTATACTCGGTAATAGGCTGACAAGTAAAGTAATTGAAAGAAGTTTTTATCTTAATAGGTGCAAGATATGACGGCGAGCCGTATTCGTTCACGCCATTATATCGACACCACCAAACATAACTACCTAATCTCATTTGACTTCACCTGCCAATGGGACAAGCCTTGCCCTTAAACCATTGCTTATCATAGTTGCGTCATAAACAATGGAAAGCCCGTTTTCGCTGTAAGAGCGAGCATTTACGCCATTCCTTTCAAGGATTTCTTGCATACAATCTCTCACCCAGCCGACCGCACGGGGACGAGTTTCGGGGATTGCCACGATTTCGTGAGCATAGGGGAAAGATATGTCAAGATAAATGCCAAGTGCTTTATTGTAAAGCCTATCGACTTCATCTTCCGACAAATAATCGTGTTCGTTTTGGAACTCGTCTTTCATATTGTCAACCAGTGAATTTATATCTGCCATATCTTATCTCCTAAAATCTCATTGTTAGTAATTAGCCGCGGCTAATGATACGAGCGATAGGAATTGCTCTGTGGGGGTAAGTAACCGTGCCGTCAGCCGATTTTGCGATAGCCCAGTTCGCGCCACCTTGCAAATCCGCGTCCGTCGGGGAAGTGCCGCCGTCTTTCGTGAACGAAATGCCGCGCGGTGCAAACATTTTGCGCTGTCTGCTGTAAAGGAAAGTTTTGCCGCCTTTGGTTTTGGGGTCTCTGTCCATTTCATAGGGAACTTCAACGCCAACATCGGCATACTCGAACGCGCCGCGACCGAGAATGTAAGTGGTGTAGGTTGCGCCCGTAAGTTCGTAATAGCCCGAAGTCGAGGGATTGCCCGTGGGTGCAGAAACAACGGTGTAGTTGCCGCTGCTGTCTTTGGTGAAGTACACTTTACCCGCCTGAACGGTCGTGTCGGTAGAAGCGGTATAAATAGGTGCAACGGGCATATTATCATCAACAAGGACAACTCTGCCGTTCCAAGTTGCAAGAGAAAGGTCGCGCTGTACTCCGTTTGCGTCGGTGTATTTCAGGTATTCCAAAAGGTTTTGGTTTTCAAGGCTCGTGGCGACCGCACTGTGCATAATTGCAACGGTGAAAGCGTTTTTGTTGTCGCCGCCCGCACGCTGAATTGCCGTGTTGAGCGTGGTTACGCCAACTTTGTTGTCGGTTGTACCCGAAATATCGTACGAGTGTGCCGCAACGAATTTCTTGCCGTCCGCGTCGCTCATAGCGAAAATGCCCGCGAGTTCAGCAAGGAGCGTGTTTTGGTCAACGTTATCCCAATAGTGGGCAACTTCGTTTGCAAGGGGCAAAAAGTTTTCGCCGCCCGTAATATCGGACGAAAAGTCGAGTTCGCTCCAAGCGTTTGCACGACCGATGATGACTTTCTTTTGCGAAATGGTCGAGCGAGAACTTGCGTCGATGTCGGTTGCGCCGTCATAGTTTACGGGGCTACCGCCGAGTGCGCCTTTAATAGGTTCGGTAACGATGTGCGAGCCAACTTGTTCGGAACATCTTGCTCTCATATCGCCCGAAACGTTTACGAAAACACCTGCTTTAAGAAGTTCATTCCTACGCAGGTCGGATACGGTCTGCGTATATCTTTCAAATACTTCACCGTTAAAAATTTTGCTATCAAAAACTGCCATTTTAGTTTTCTCCTAATAATTATTTTTGGTTTAAGATTTGCCGATACAGTGCGGGATTACTATCACGAAGTTCGTTAAGTTCTCTCATAGAGTAATCGGTAAGTTTTTTAGGTTTCCCGTCGGGACTTGCTTGCGGCAATTTCACGCTATTTTTCAAGTTCTCCGCATTATTTTGTGCGACTGTTTTTTCAATGCGGGCTTTCATAATTTGTGCATATATCGCAGGGTCGTCAGGGTTCGCCATAATTTGTTGTGTTTCCTCGGCGTCATAGCCGTTTGCTAAAAGTTTCTTCTCAAATGCGTTCTTTTGGTTTTCTTTGGTAAGAATATCCAACTGCGCTTGCAAAGCGTTCCATTCTTCTTGTCGTTTTTCTTCTTCCGACATAGACGCTTGCCTTATTTTTTCGAGTTCCGCTTTTGCGTCGGTAGCGACTTTTTCCGTTGCTTTGAACTTATCAATGGAAACATATCCGCCGCCCGAAAGGTCAACAAACTTTTTGTTTGCGAGTGCGGTATTGATTTCTTCAATCGTCATACCGTCTTTGTAATTTTCGCCGAGTAAATCTTTGAGTTCCATAATGCTCCGTCGGTCAGCCTTGATTTGTAAACGCGAAGTGGCTCTCCGCATAGACCGCCTTGTATTTATATCTCTGCAAGGTCGAGAAATTTATATATGTGTTAGCCTTTCGGCTTTGCAACCGCTTTGTTTTTATTGTAATCGTTTTGTCCGTCGTTATTGTCGCCGTTTCCAACGATTTTTTGGGTTGCGGCAAGTGCTTGTTTCGCCTTTTCCGCTTCCTTTTGTTCTTTTTGGTCGATATATTGTTGCCACTTAAAGCCGTCAGTGTGCGCGTCCATTGACAAGCCTGTATCGGTCAAAATCATTTCGGGCGGCATACCAATGTTGTACAAGTTGTTCGCCGCTTGCGCTTTGGACAAAATATCGTCATTCGGGTTGATGTTGTATTTGATTTCAATTTGGCTTGCCGAAAGTTCATCAACTTTGGTGTCGGGGACAGTACGGCAAATATCAAGGATAAGTTTCAGCAAAGCATAGTCGCTTTTTTTCATACCGATAATATCGCCCTTGATTTTTGTATAAGCATTTTCCCAGCCGCCGCCGAGAAGTCTTGCCTTGCCCGTTTGACCGCCCGTGGTTGTAACACCGCTTGCAATAGGCACGCCCGCTATATCATACGCTTTGGTTACTCTTTGCTCATAAAATACATTGACGTCCGAGTGGTTCATCTTTACTTCAAGAGTGTAAACCTTGCTCGGCATATTCGGGTCGCCCGAAGATTTTACTTTAATCGTGCCACCACGACGCATTGCCTGTACGGTTTCCTCGTCAACTTCCACATTCTCAAAGACAAGGATATTGTTTACGGTGTCAATGATTGCGTCGGCACTATTTGAAACGATAAGGTTGATTACATCAAGCAAGTCCTTGTTGGTTTCAATAATACCCATACGCTCTTTATTACGAGCGTGTTCAATGATAGGAAGTTTAGTAAAAGCGTTTTTAGTGATTTCCGAAATGGAATAATCACCGCTAAAAGGCACGGAAGTTGCGCCAAGATAAGACCCCTCGCATTTAAGTGTAAACCTACCATTGTTAATAAGGAACACGCACTTGTCATTTGCGTCGTCAACGATAACGCTCACGCAAAACAGCGGTTCTTCGCCATAATAGTTAGAATATACAACAAAGTTATAGCGGGGGTCAACATCTTCACAAATGAACGGCGACATAGTGTCTTTATCGTACTCTTTACTATATCTCGCTCTATTGTTTTCGTCATATTCGATAATATCGGTGCGGGGAACACAATAAGTCGTGCCAATGCCCACCGCATACATCATCTTTTTGGTTTCACGGAAAGAAGTGAAAAATCCGCTATCTTCAAGGAAATTGTCAAGGTAGGTAAGGTCGTCGCTCTCAACGTCCGATTTGTGCGTTAATTGCATTTCATCGCCCATTAAAAAGTCAACCTTAAAGGTTACTTGTGCATTTGCGTGGTTTTCAACAACACGCTGATTTGCGTCGGTATCGGTTGCGTCGTCGCCAAGAAACGCCCTTTTTTTGGCACGGATATCCTGCTTGCCAACAAAATAGTTATACAAGTATTCTTCTTTGATAACGTTAAGATTATGAACTTGCAAACAAAACGGCATATATTTCGTATATACCGAAATGAGTTCTGTTATTGTAAACGCAGAAAACTCCTCTTTGGTAAAGGGGATTTTAATTTTTTTAATACCGCCGTAATCGAATAGCACGTTATACCTCAATAGAAATAGCGCAAACCACTGTCTGCGCAAATGAAATCAGTTATTTTGTTTTTGCTTAAAACTATATTTAATTACTCTACGGCAATTATCACAAAAAGTTTTATGTGTGTAGTGCCGCATATCAAAGTCCACCTCAAATCCGTCGGGAACTTCAATATCAAGCGGCTTATCAGCCCGTTTGCAGCAAGGGCAAATTACATACTTCTCCATAATCGCAGTGTCCTTATTTTTATATTATCAAACCTTTTTTATATTTGTCAACATATTTTTAATAAAAAAAGTAATATTTATCGGCGAGTTTCAAGCACCTCAATCGCTCCCATTTTCACGCCATTGTTTACAAACGCCTTTGCAAACATCGAAATCATATCAATTCCGTCGTCGTTTTTGCCGTCATAAGCATAGCAAACAACGTGGCGCATAAGTTGCCCCATATTTGAACTTTCGGGGAACATTTTGCGGTCGGGGAAACGGATACGCTCCAAAATCGCACTTTGAGTATTAAATATCCTTACTTCTTTATTCTCATAAGAGTATTGCGGTATTATATTGCACGACCACCCAAGCGCGGCAAGCCTTTTCCTTATCTCACTTACTATCATTGAGTTCGTGTTTGTTTCTACGACAAGGTTAGTTGTCTTGTGGAAAACCATTTTTTCACAAATATAGTCCAACAACTCTTTATCGGCGATTTTCCCGTCAAGCGGTTTCTTTTCATAAACGCAATCGGTGAAAAAAAAGTCCTTACTCTTGTTATCCCGATAGAAAATGCCAAGTGCGGCATAGTTGTTTCCTTTTCTCGGCAAGTCAAGTGCCGCCCACGAAAAATCACTTCTCGTGCCGCCGTTGCACTCTTTTGCGGGCAAATCCGTATATAATCTTAAATTATCCCAATAATAGGGCGTTCCCTCTGGCGGTAATGGCGATTGTTGTTCCATTGCCATAAAAGTACGCATATCTCTATTGCGCTCTTCCCTTGCTTCCGCCGTTGAGTATTTTGCGGGATAAGTGCTTTCATCGGTGTCAAAATCAAGTTTAGGGCAGGAAACCGAAACAAATCGAGTGTTTTCGTTCACATAAGTGTACCGAAAACGATTATCGGGAACGGCTTTTTTTGCGCCAAACTTTTCCTTGTATCTTGACAAAAAGTCATAAATTGAATAGGCAGTGCCACCAGCAATTTCAAAAGAGTTATACTGGTCGTACTCACGCTTTTTCCAACAATCGTTATATCTCGCCCAATCTTTGTCGTGTTCATTGATATTTTCCTTGTCTTTTGACCTACAAATATCATCATAAAATCTAAACTTAAAGCGACCGCCGTCAATAGCGGTTTCTTTTCCGCAACAAAGGAATGATTTGGGGCGTTTAGAGCCGTTTATTACTAAAATGCCCTGATTGCCCTGACTTACTCTACAAATGGAAAAAATCTCTTCCTTGCCGTTAAATTGTGCATAATACGGGAACACTTTGGCATATCTCGCACTGCTCATTGTATTGACAATGCCCGTCATAACGTCCGACACAAGCGTGGGGTTGCCCACCACTTTCATTATATCATTGTTTATAGGGTTTATACCAAATATAAAAGATATGGCTTCAATGTCCGAAAAGGACTTTCCAAACCCCGTCGGATATTGTTTACATATATGTTTTATAGAGCCGTCAAGCACCATTTTGTTTATATAGAAGTAAAGTCCCTCAAAGCAAGGCATTACATTTTCCCACACCCTATCTTTCGGGTCGGTATCAAATTCCATATAAAGGGCAAAGTGTTTAAGCGAGCGAAACGCCGCGAGCGCATAAAAGTTATCATAAAGTTCCATATACTTATTCAATAACTTTGTATTTTCGGGTGATTTTTTCGCAATCTTGCTCAATTTTTCCACTTTGGCATATAAAGGCAATAGGTGATTAGAAATAATGCACCTAATATGGGAGCGGATTTCCGCTTCCGCCGTTTTATTCTCTTGTGGCACTAAAACTTTATGAATTTGTTGCCAATAGGCAGTGTAAAGAATATCAAAAAGTTGTGAAACGGTTTCATCATCGTCCCACAACGCTTTTTTGTTAAGTCGCTTATTAAGTTCTTTATTACAAATGTTTATTGTATTTGCATAATTATCTACGCTCATAATGCAAAAAAAACAAAGGAGTGGGCGACTTTTTGTACGGTGTCGCCCAAACCGCATAAAGGAGTTATAGATGTACAAACAACAATGCCGAAGCAACACTATTTGATACAAGGCAAAGGAGTTGGGCAATTAGGTTGGTTCATCGCCCTAACCGCTTATATGACAGTATGTTTTTACATAATAAGGGAACTTTCGAGATAACCTTATCATAACCAACCCATATAAGTCGGCAATCGCGGTCGCGGCAAGGTTAAACCTCGCTACGCAATTAGTAACCAATGTGTTTTTATGTCAGGAGTAAACGTTGATTACTCTTTGATATTACCACTAACGTCCACTTTTGTCAACGGGTTTTATAAATTTTCCGAATAATTTTTAAGCCTTTCTTTTTGCTCATCGGTAAAATCAACCGTTTCGCCGACAATTTTGTCGCCCGAACGGAGCAGCGACAAGAAAGCAAAGCGTTCCAACATTCCCGAATATTGTAAAAGGTTATCCATTATTTATTTCCTCCTCTAACCATTTTGTTATAAGCCGTGGCGCAAAGGCTCTTTTCTTCACGCTGTTTTTGACTTGCCATACAACTTTTCACCATATTGCGCTCCGTTTGAAACTTGCAATGGTCGCAATAAAAAAGTTTACCGCTTAAATCATAGCCAAAATCTTCGCTGTTTACCCACTTTTGTTTATCAAGGCTCTTTTGCCTTTCTTTATTAGTCATTTTTGATGACCTCCTGCTGTTGATAAACAAATGTTACCACTTTCGACCACCGCTGTCAAGAGATTTTCTTAAAAAAATAGAAAAAATTTCAAAAAAATTAAAGCCCCTGCTTAAACTTACTGCCTTTCAGCAATTTACAAGGGCTTTTTGTCCGAACTACGGTAGCGAAAATCCGTGTCGAAACTTACCAAAAGTCAAGAGTGTACTCACGCTCCCGTGATTGTCGGGTGATTTCGGCTCTCAACTATTTATTCTTTTGTCTATAAATATAATATCATTATGTGCTATTATTTGTCAACTTTCCCAAACCACATTTTTTGTGCATTTTCGGGCAACTTATCAGGCGCGGCAGGCTTAATATCCGCAATCGAACTTTCCCTCGATAACAACGCTCTTTTGATTTCCTTTATCTTTTTTTCGTCGGTTACGACGACCGCCTTAAATTCTTCCATAATATATACCTTTCTCTCTTTTAATATCTACAAAGATAATCCTTATTAAAATAATAAGTGGAAAAAGCGGGCTGCTCTCACACAACCCGCCTTTCCCGAATTAAAATATAACAGGAGGACAAAATACAACCAATGTCTATCTTTATTATATATCTGAAAATACTAAACTGTCAACCACTTTTTCCCACAAATTTGCTAATTATAGTTAGAACCGCTCCCCACACTTTTTGAATATTTATACATTTTCGCACTTTCCCTTGACTTTCCGCACCAAATCGCTTATACTATCACCATAGTCATTATTTCCCCCGTTTGAGAAAGAGTGATGATTTGTTGCCCACACCAACACTTCACCGCTCTTTTTCTTTTGCCACAAAATCAACCCTTGCCCCACTCCCCTTATATTATATATATTTATGCACTAAAATATTATGTATTAGGCTATAAACAACGGCTCTCGCACTCACTCTCCCCACCCACTCGTTCTCCCCTATACCACCGCCGTACACTATGAGGGGGTAAACGCACGGGGAGTGGTCGCGCGCGGAAAATGGCAGGGGTACACCCCCCGCACGCCAGCACGGGAAAAACGCGCCCACGCCGCGCCCGCAAACCGTCCGACCGTCCAGCAAACGACCGTTAAGCGGAAAACCCACCCGACAAGCCCCGACAATTTCAGAAAAACCACCCCACCGACCGAACCCCGCGCGCGTATGCGATAAACAAAACATATATAACTTACTTTTTGCAAAAAAATAATAATAGATAACAAGCATAATATAATAATATAAGTAAGTGCGAAACAATAAGGGCGTATAAGGGCATATATTAAGGCATTAAAAAATAAGACGGGCGAGAATGCAGCCGCGCCGCGTTCCGTGCCTTGTAACTCCCTTTATAGCCTATGTATAAATATACAATATTATGTATAAATATACAAGTGATATATATCAATAGTGATATGGCATTATATCAAAACTGGTATGGCAAAACCACTTGACAACGACGCACAACCGTGGTATTATTAAGGCATGAAAAAACACAAACCAAAAAGGAGTGCGAACATGGCAGCGTTGAAAAATAAACGTTATTCCGACAAAGAATACAGAGAATTATATTTTTTTGCTATGCAAAACGACAATCTACAGGCAGCAACCGAAATTGACGAACATTTTAAATTTTTCGGCAAAACCGTTGAAGTTGTCGCGGGGAGAAAAGTCCCGCACGGAACAACGGGCGAGGTTTTTTATTTGGCGCGCATGCACTTCTCGGCGTCGCCGTGGGAGGGCTGGACAACCCGCGTCGGGATTAAAGACGATCGCGGAAATGTTTTTTTTACAGATGTTAAAAACATTAAAAAAATAAATGAAGCGGCGGGTAAAAATAGGGTTTAGGCCGCGACCTTGACGGGCGCGGGCGTCCGAAAGACTAAATCGCGGGGAAGGAGTAAAAAACCGTTAAAAACGCCGTATACGGGTTGTATAGATTATAAACCGCGCCCGTGCGGACAAACGCGGGCAAAGGAGTTTGAGAAATGAAAACATTACAAGACATCAAAAAGGAAATTGAAGCAAATCAGGAAGCAAAACGCGCGAACGACGCGGAACGCGAAAACGCTAACACCGCTTTTATTTCCGCGCACAAGGCACACGACCGCGACGCGGCGGGGCTTGCGTCGCTTGAAATTGAAAAGTTAAAAAAAGCCGCCGAGCGTATAAGCGCACGCGGAAAAGTGCTAACTAATAATTATAATTATATACTTGTCGAAACGGGCAAGACGGCACTTGCGGAAATCCTGAAAAAGTACGACGGCAAAAAACACGGCGAGAAAACCGCGGAAAAAATCCGCGACGAAATGCGCGCAAGGGGCTATGCCTTCTATTTCCCCGCTACTCATTATTTTTCGCAAGAAAAAGATTGTATCAACATTAACGAGCGCGGGGCATACGGGCGCGGGCTTGAAATCTGGACGAAAAACCGCGCGAAAATCGTTGACGAGAACAACACCCTACACGCGGAAGCGGTCGCGGAAGTCGTCGCCCCTTATAAATATATTGACAATGTCGAAAAATATCTTGACAAAATAGAGCGACTTACCGCCGAAACGCGCAAAGCGTTTGATGTGGCGAGCGCAAAAGCGCACGAATTAAACGAAATCGCGGTTGAGGGTTTGGGGTGGCGCGCCTGACCGCGCAACCCGTCGCGGCGGGTAAAAATAGGGTTTAGGCCGCGAGCGTCTGACGGTGGGAGCGTTTCCCCCGTCGGGGTACTACATACAATTTTTCAAATACGCGACGGCGAAATCGTGCGCGACATCCCCGACGAGGACGACCCCGACGACTACACCGAGGAAATGGCAACCGCAATTATAAGAGAACGCGACGGTCTGGACGTTGACGCTTTCGACAAGTTATTGAAATTATATTTTTAAGAAATCACGCCGAGCGGGACGCGGCGCGTCCCTTTTCGGTAATAATAAAGGAGTATAACACGATTATGAAAGAATAAAAGACATACAAGGCGGCGGAACGCAACGCCGAAAAAATGGGCTTACAACTTGCCGAATATGGCGAGTTATCGAGCGGCAAGGGCTACGCCTATTGGAACAAAAGCGGAAACCGCAACGACCGCGCAATTATCTATTGCGAATACAACTGGACGCGCGACGGGCGCGCAATTTAGGAGGACTAAAAAATGAACAAAAACATTATAAAAACCGTATTAAGAACGGGCTTTTCGGCGACAAAAAAAAAC